TCAAATAACTATGCATTGGGGCATGGATGGGGCAAAGTCCGATAATTTCTGGTTCAACATAGCAATCTGATCGCTGTTACTGTCGGCCATCCAGGCGCCGTAGACATTGAAAACCATTTGGGCGCTTGTGTGCCCCATCTGGCTCGCAATGAAGCTGGGGTTGGCCCCGGCTGACAGTGACCAGCAGGCATAAGTGTGTCTGGACTGATATGCTTTGCGATGCCTTAAACCAGCTCGTTTCAGCGCCGCCTCCCATGAGTCACCAATTGAATCAACCTTGTAATGATAACCAACGTTACTGCTTTTTCTGACCAGCTGAGGATTGAACACAAATGTACAGTCATGAATAGCCGTTCGGCCATACTCCCGTAGTTGTACCTCAATCTGATACTGCTTTCCCAGTCTGGTCATTTCCGCCTGGTTCCTCAAAGCGTCAATGGCTGGTTTGATCAGATGCACGACCCTGTCGGTGCCGGCTTCGGTTTTTGGTGGAGTGAAATCACCGAGTTTCGTATAATTTCGGCGTATGGTCATCGTTCCAGCTTTCAGATCTATGTCTTCCCATGCAAGGGAGACCAGCTCACCGTGGCGTAATCCTGTGTAAACCGCAACGGACCACAGGTTTTTCGTTTGCTGATGCGGGCAGGCATCTATGAAACGAATAAATTCGTCACGAGTGAGTGGATCAGGTTCTATCCTGGACCTTTTAAGCGGCCTGATTCCGTTAAATGGGTTTTCCCGGATATAACCATTATCAGCGGCAAACTGAAACATGCCCGCCATGGTGGTCATGTAATAGTTTGCTGTCGCCACACTCAAACCGTTCTTCACCGATCCCGCCGACAACATATCTTTCCTGACATACAACAGATCTTCCCTGTTCACGGATGAAGCAAGCTTGTTTCCACCAATCCTCAGCAGCATATTCCTTACAACCGATTCATATCGGTCCAGAGCATTAGCGCAGATCTCCAGCCGTTTCAGCTCCAGCCATTTTTCAGACAGAAATTTCACGGTGATATCTTTCTTGCAGATGCCGAAAGTTTTCAGGTTTGGCGAATTGGGGAATTGCGCCGCATAGTCAAAGGTCCCCATGCGGATAGCGAAACAAACTGACGTTCGCAGTTCCCCGGCCACCTTCCTGTTTTTAGCGGTGTCAGGGACACCGAGATTTTCCCTGACACGCTTACCTTTAAAAATGAACCATATGCGGAGTGATTTTCCGTGGTTCTCAACGCCCGTTGGGTATGATTCTTTACTCATTGTTCCCTCCCGACGTCCAGGAGCGGTGTAAGCTTACCTTTTTCATACCGCCCGATCACCCAATGGTTGCTTTTGGGCCTGAATCCATGCGTCTACCGCTTTGCGGTTGTACATGCATTCGCTGGTTGGCTTTGGCTCTCCTTCAGGGGAAACGTGCTTATACTCCCGGCCAAGCAGCCAGGATGATTTGCGGGCCCGTGTAATAGTGCCGCGCTTCATCCCGGTGACCGCCATCAGCAAGTCCTCTGAAACCCATTCGTTTGGCTCGATCTGGATTATTGTCTGCATTTATCACCTCCGATGCTTACCGCGTAATTCCTCTTCTTCCTGGCAGTCAGCGCAGCGCTGGCAGCCCGCCACCAGTTCCCGGCGCCGCTCGGGTATCTCTTCCTCGCAGTCGAGGCAGTGAGTAGCTGAGACTGCCGCATGGTTGATGCGCATGTTCTGGATGGTCATTTCCAGCCGGCGCTCTGCCAGCTCGTTGGCCTGATCGATGATTTCTGCGCTCATGCTGCACCGCCTTCAACGCGTTCCGCCAGGATGTCAGCCTTCTGCTCATCGTTAAGAATGTCATCTGACACGATGGCTGCGCGTTCACCGCCGATCCAAGATATTGGCCCGCATTCCTTGATGGCCTTATTCAGTGCTTCGGCAGCATCACGCACGGCCTGTGGCAAGCAGTAATAATCATCACCTTCCGGCATAATTTCTTCGCAATGCTGTTCCAGATCGAATTCTGGAGGGTAGTTTGGCTCGCAGATAAGTAATTGCAGCTCGCTCGGAAACACCGAGTTTTCACAGCAGTAATCAACCAGAGATTCCACGTCAAAAAAATAGGTGTCGTCGTCGAAGATAACGAGAGGCTCGCCAGCCCACACGGCGCGCTCAAGTGCAGCGAACTTGGCCTGACGACTTTCTCGATGGCACTCTTCACAATAGCTATGAGTGCTATGAATAGGGTGATCGTCGGGTTTGTTTTTGCACTTACGGTGCGTCGCACCACTCCAGCGAGCCATATGCTCGTCACCACCCCAAAATCGACCATCACGCGAAACCCAACCAGTTAAGGTCTGGATGCTGGCCGCTTCATCACTGTCCATCAACACGATTTTTTCAGTTTGCTTAGTCATTCCAGGCCTCCAGTTCGTTCTCGATCTCTTCGTCGATTTCGTCGTTGGTAGCGTCTTCGTCCAGGTAGTCCCGCGCTTCTTTCAGGTACTGTTCATGGCGTTCCCGATACCATGCCGAAAATTCTGGCGTCCATCCGTTCGGCTCACCGTCATAGTCAACCTTGGCGTTACGTTCAGCCATGCTCTCGACCATGCTGTAAGCGGTGGTAAGAGCTGCTTCGCGGATATACCCACGCAGGTCGCTTTTTCGCCAGTAGGGGTTATGCTTTGAGTCGCAGACAGATTTAAATTTCACTTCCCAGCGGCGGATACAACGCGCGTTTAATGATTTGCTCATCGTGATGCCTCCGCTTTAATCGCTTTATACGCACGCAGTACGTGAGAGGTTTTACCGGTAATTACCGTTTTTAAAACAAAGAAACCGCTACGCTTAGCGCGAACGGAAGGGGCAAGAAATAGCGCCGTGTCAACAGCACGGTTGTGAAGGCGGAATTCAAATACAGTGCTCGTTAGTGTGATGACTGAATCCGACCCTTGATCATTGAATTCTATTTTCATGATTCCTGTTCCTTAACCTTAAAGTAATCGTCACGGCATGGCATAACGATGAATTGAGGATTGCCATAGGCGGTGTCGATTTGTTTGTTGAACTTTATTTTCACTGCATCAAACTCGCCTGATGGCCAAATTTGCATGGGAATAAAGTTACCTTCACAACTGAACATCTTTGTCGGATATCCCAGGTATTCAGCTTGAATGACTGGATTGATGCTTAGGTTGAATTTTTTAGGGATAATTTTCCCTAAATCTGGAAAGCGACCATCTATCAATTTAATACCGGTAATAGCCAGGCGATTTAGATACTGGTCACGATGAATCGCGAGTGGTTCTTTATTAAAGACAAGCTCTGTTGTCTCAGCCTTAGCAGGCATCTTCCCTTCAAACTGGACGATGATATCCCTCTTTGTCCGGATACCATGTTCCATGCGTAACGCTACCCGACCGTTAGTGCTCTCTATGTATTTGGGTGTGATATGTATCCCGCACAGGTAGTAACGAGGGTCGTTTTTGGCTACACACACCAGAGCGGCGCGGATTAACTTTGACGGAATGATCATATCGTTACCTACCAGCGCTTGTTGGCCATATGCCCAGGGCGTGACGGCAAGGTTTTACGAAACGAGGAAGCAGCAGCGGAGAGGGCGATTTTCTGCTTTTCTTTCTCATTGCATACCGGGCAGAAATAAAAGTCTCTCCGATAAGCACCCTTGCCAGATGGGCGGTATTGCAGCTCATCGCGAGAAAAAAAACCGCCGCAACCATGACAGTGCAACTTTAATTCTTCCATTTACATATCTCCGGTTGAATTTAATGTGTGGTCATGCCTGCCAGTTAAGGCATTAAATAAAAGGTGATGATATTAGTAAGAAACTTCGGTGTTTATTTTGTAACGTGCATTGCCAGAATCTGCGTTAACAGAAACCAAATCGCCATACATGTCATAATTCAAAATAACATCGTTGAATTTCAGGTCCGAGAGAGATTCTTCGCGACCGCAAAACATGAAATCTTCTGCGTGCTTAGCTTCCTCATAAATATCTTTCATTGAGGAAAAAGCTGCTGACCACATTTCACTATTACCAATAAATTGCGCAATAGCCAGCTTGCTTTGTGCTGCTTTAAAAGCCGGGTTGCCATGCAGTAAATTAGCCATTGAACACCCCTTTGATATACATAATTTCGACAGCCAACCCACTCCAGAAAACCAATCCGATGGCCATCGCGATTAACAGGGAACGAATGCCGTTTTTGCTCATTTGTTACTCCAGAATGGGAAGCTGATAACGACAACTACAGCCAAAAACAAGGCAACCTTTATGCAGAACCGATGCCACGCAGGTACTTCATGTTCGCGGATCATTTGCTACCCCTCACTGTCATGTGAATTTGAGTACCAACAGACCTTGCAATGCAGTGCCGGGTGCCTCCCGGTGATACCAGCCAGTTAACAACTGATATCGGCAGCTTTCTTTCCACCCCACTTCGGGAAACAAGTGGTACTGCTTTAACTGAACCGCGTGCGCATAGCCGCATTCACTGCATTGCAAGGTCTGTTATTTGCCTGTCTTTTCACCACTTCAGGCTCGGTGGTATGCTGGAGTTCTCACACAACCAGCAAAGGTAAAACATGAACAAAGACGATAAGGCTTGGCTTTTGGCCGTTGCTTATGCCACTACTCAACCAAAAGAAATAACCCCTGAAGAGTTCCTTTCCGAAGTTGAGCGCTCTGAAGTTGATTTTCTCTCCCTGCTTACAAAGCGCGAGGAAGAGGAAAGTGCGCAAGCGATCAAGACTTGGGAGCAACTAGGCTCTTCAAACTAATTGCCGAAATAGCGGCTTCAACTACGGTTGTGGCTGCTTCTACCACCTCATCCTTAGTTCGCCTGTCCCTCACCTTTTCCGCCACCACTGCAAGAACGGTAGGTAAAACCTTGTCAATAATCAGTAGGGCAACGTCTTTGCTGCATAGCTGACCGTTAATCACTACCAGATCTTTGCTTTCCATATTCACCTCGTTAGTTGACCCTTATCGCCGGGTAGCGGAACGTTTTCTGATTCCCAACCACTGTGCGGTGATTGGTGTTGCTTGGATTCAATAATACAACCTGAAGTTATGCTGTCAATAACTTTAAGTTGTATTTTGTGGTGTGCGGCAAAAGGCACCAAAGGACAAAGCAAAGTGGTATGCTCATAAAAACACCAGAGAGGATATGGATATGGATTACGAAGAATCCGCGCAAGTGCGCTATCAGGAGATGTGCCGCATTGTCGGGGATGTCGTGTTTGCTATGGTCGCCGAAGGTCATGAAACCAAGCGGGTGGCCATAGCTGACGTGATAAGAACGGAGATTTCGAAGGGGTTAGATAAGTGGGATTTAGATCAGATTAAGGTGATGGAGTTGGCGGTTAAGCTGCTGGAAGAGTAGGGCAATATAAACCCGGCGCGGTGCCGGGTTAAGGTTTTCACAACTTTGGCGCCCAAGGCATGCTGATGGTTTCTAGCACGGTATCCTTAAGGATATGTTCAATGCTAATTTTTGCGGCTACAAAGACATAATTCTCGAAAAACCAATAGTTATCATGATAAAACTCTTTTGTAACATCTCCCTCGAACCCACACTCAAATGAGAGGGTTAGAGATACGTTAACTTCGAAAACTGGCTTGCTTTGTTCATCAGATACATAGCCTTCAAGAATTACCTTTACATCAGCAGTAAACCAGTTCCCATCTTCATCATTATCAGGTGCTATTGAGTAATCATCGAGGAATTTAATTCTGTATTTCCCACCCTGACTAGCATCATGAATCTGCAGGGAAGAGCTGTTAACATCAAAGCCACGGAAGCGAATTTTTGTTAAGTCCATTAGTGATGAGGTCTCCGGCAAATGATTCCTTCCCATTTCAATTTTTCACCATACTTTCTCGCGCCATCAAAGGTGAAGCTTTCCATTTCATAAGATCTATCAATATGAAAATGAAACTCTTTTATATCTGAAACGGCATTTTCAAGCGCTTTCTTAACATAATCATTAAGTGTGAGATTACGTGATTTGGCGGCTAAGTAAGCTTGCTTGTGTAGTTGCTGTCCAATCCGAACATTGAACGTTCCGCTCATGGTCTTCTCGGGAGCTTTTCCTAATTCTTCGCAGGTGACAATGTAGTCTTCTACTGCTTCTTCAAATGCAGTGCGAAGCTCTTCAATTCCTTTAGCCTCATAGGTAACTAGATCGTTGATGCATTCAAGTTTTCCATAGAGCGTATTGTCTTCTACGGATACTTCTACGCTCCCGAAGTAACCTTTGTATTTCATGAGGTTATTCATTTTCATCAATCTCATCTAACATTGTTTTGACCTCGGAAAGCACATATTTTTTCAGTGTTTTCTCAGGGTGAGGTTCATGAAAGATAGCTAATTTATCCTTCTCTTCATTGTAGAATTTACGACCAGAACCGCGCTTGGCATTAAAAACCTTAAAGCCGTATAGACTCATAAGCGAAACGAGCTCATCCCAAGTAAAATTTTTAGGTAGAGTATCAAGCTTCGCTTTTAATTTTTCCTTTCTTCCCACGAAGGATACATCCTCAGCTTAAGTGTACGCAACTAGATCTCAGTTGCAATGTGCGTTATGCCGCTAATTCTGGTGCTAGCTGTGCGGAATGTCGCTTGCCAAACTCTGATTAGGCTTTATTGCCCTTCTGGGCTGCAAGCCACCGGGCAACGGTCTTATCCATAGTCTCCTTTCGCTCTTTCATCTCGTAGAGCATCTCTTGCTGGTCTTCTTCCGGGAATGCATTGAAAGTCTTAAGCAGGTCCAGTTGCATAGGGCCTAACTTCATTGCATCCGGGGTCACTACCTGATCACTGTCGTCGGGAGGGAGCATGAACCAGTAAGGTGGATGCCCTGTGATATCCGATAACTTATCGACATTTTCCATCGATGGGCTTGCTTTTCCTTTCGCCCATTTTTGAATCGTTTGCTGTGTAACTCCCAATCTCTGCGCGAGATCCATCTGACTCCAATTTCTTTCCTTCAGGAGCCTGTTTATGCGGTAAGTGGTGATGTCGATAGTCTTCATTCTCATACCTAAATAATACAACTAAAGGCTGTAGCTTGCGATATGAACCTAAAGTTGTTGCAAATCACGCCTTGAAGTTGTATTTTTGAATTGTGAATTACAGGAGAGGTCCCATGAAAAAAGAAATTAAAGATTTGGTAGCTCGTCGCTTTACTCAAGCCGAAATTGGCCAGCGCCTAAACGTTAGCCAGCAAACCGTTTTTAAATGGTTAAAAAAGCAAGTCCCTTCAGGTCGGGTTATTCCACTTTGTCAATTAATGGGCTGGGAAGTAACTCCCCATGAATTGCGCCCGGATCTGCACCCCACACCTATTAGTGGAATTCCTGAGGGTGTGATTTTGCCCAAGAAACAAAAAGGAGTCTGATTGATGGAAATCAAACACGAGCACGTTGAAATGGTCCTGCTTTCATGGGCTTCGAAAGTTGGTCAGGCGTTCGCGGCAAATGCTATCGCTGAAGAATATGCACGTATTGGCGGCGATCAACTGCGCCTGGTGCCGGGGAAAACCTGGAGTAACCAGCAGAATATTTTCCACCGCTGGTTGAAGGGTGAGACAGCACAGCAGCGTAAAAAAATTCGCATGTTATTACCCGCAATATTAACCGTTTTGCCAAGCGAACTTAGTGCTCGGTTAGTTCTGGCTAACTCTATGGAA